CAGGACACGCTCGCCCCGCCGGACGCAATCCTCGATGATCTTGGAGAAGATGATGGTCTTGCCGCCGCCGGTGACCAGCACCAGCAGCGTGTTCTTGATGCCCTTCTCATCCCATTCAGCCCACACAGCTTTACGGGCCTCTTCCTGATAAGGGCGCAGGGTCATTGCCAAACGATATCACTCCTTTTGAAAAGAGGCGGACGGAACCATCCGTCCGCCACGGGTTGTTAAAACCGACCGGGGGTGAAGCTGCTCTGGGGCTGTGCGTAGCTCTGCTGCTGGTAAGCGGGGGCGGCCTCCGGCTCGTGGATCTTGGAGATCTCGTTGGAGGTGTTGCCGTTGTAGGTGCGCTGCTTCACATGGCAGCGACCCGTGGAGCCGATCACGGTGGCCCAGTTCATGCGCAGGGGTTCGCCCTTGCGCTTCTGGCCGATGCCGCAGAAGAACTCGCCCAGCTTCCACTCCTGGGAAGAGTGCAGGTAGAGGGAGTGCCGCAGGTCGGCGGTCTGGCCATCCGGCAGGGTCAGGCGCAGGGTGAGGATGGCCTTGTTACAGGGTGGAAGCTTGCCGCCCTGTTTGGGGGTGTGACGGGCCTTTTCCAGGTTGACTACCTGGAAGGGATAGTCGCCCTCGGGCAGCAGCACGTATTCCTGCGCGTCCTGCGAGATCTCGCTGTCCCAGTCGATTTCGAAACCGTTGGGGTTGTTGGCGTACTGATCCATGATGATTCCTCCTTATGTTTAGAAAGGTGTTTTCTCTCGGTTGGCAAGCAGGGCGGCTTCCACCTGGGGCCAGGCGGAGATAAGCACGCCCTGGATGAAGTCGGCAGGGTAATCGCGGATAGGCATATCAGCGGGGAAGTATCCCTTTTGCGCCACCACCGCCTGGATCTCGGCGGGCTTGACCTGGTTGGCAGCCATCAGCGCGGCCAGCGCCGGCGGGATGCCCTCGGCCTGCTGCAAAGTCGGTGCAGGGGGCGGGGGCGGGGTGACTTCGGGCGCGCGGGTGGACATGGGGGCGTGCACCTGCGTGTTGCTGGCATTGGCCTGGGATGGCGCCGGCGTGGGCACCAGATGGGCGATCTGGCCGTAGTCGAAGGGCAGCTCATCGGGGAGACCGAAGCGGTTCTTGGCGTCCCAGCAGGGATGGTGGGTGGTGTACATCACACGCTTGCCGCCGGTGGCCTTGTTCTTGCCCTTGGTGGCGCCCTGGCCGTCCACGTTTACCACGATGGTCTTGTAGTTGGCAAAGAGGATCATGTCTGCCCATTCCTTCACAAGCGGGGCCACCTTCTTGGAGAGCTTCAACTCCCACCGGTCGTACTGGCCCATTTCGTCGGGCTGCTCGAACTTGCGCATCATGGCGTGGCAGTTCACCACCACATGCACGCCCCGGTTGTTCAGCTCGGTGAGCATGTCCAGGTACTTGCCCACGTTCTCGCCCAGGTACACGTACCCCTTGCCGAAGCCGAAATCCTCAATGCCCTGCACCTGCTTGCTGGCCAGCAGATCCTCCGTGGCCAGGCGCTCAGCCCAGTCGAAGGTATCTACCACATAGGTGCCCAGCTGATCAGGATGCTGGATGAAGTGCTGCACGTGCTGCTTCAGTTCGGTAAAGCTCCGGGCCTTGGGGGTACGCACCACATCCATGTGGTCGGTAGAGCCCTCGGTGTCCTCAAACACGGCAGCGGGGAACATGCTGGCGAAGGTGCTCTTGCCGATTCCTTCCGGCCCGTAGAGCACTACCTTCAGGGCTGCCGCGGGTTTCCTTCCGCGAATGAGTTCCATCAAAATTCACCTGCTTTCCATTTCGACTGGTAAGATGTGGGCGGTTCGTCCACCGTGCCGTCCTCGATGATCACGGTGCACTCGTTGCCCAGACTGACCCGTGTGGCAATGGCCTGCAAGCCGTGCTCCTTCAGCCACACGTTGAATGCGTCCAGGGTGATGGTATCCAGCTGCTCCAGCTTGTCCAGCAGCACAAAGCCGCACTCCGGCTTCAGCGCCCGGGCGATGGCCGTGCCCACGATCAGCTGCTCCGAGGAACTCATGCCGTCCCAGGCGTGACCCTTGTAGAGCAGCTTGCCGTCTTCCACGGTCAGGCCGGGCAGGGGGAGGTTCGCGCCCCTGAGCAGGTCTCGCTTGGCCTGGCGCAGGTTCTCCAGTTGGATGGTCAGGCTGTTGTAGCTGTCGGCATACTGCTGGGCGTCTTCCTGGGCCTTTTGGCGGTCCAGGTTGGCGCGCACCTTGCGGTTGATCTCATCGATGCGCAGGATGTTCTCCTCTAACTCGGCGGTGGATTCGTCCCGCAAATCGAGGGCGTCGCGCTCGGCGGTGGCCAGATCGGCCTGGGCATCCTGCAGCTTTTTAGTGACCTCCTCCAGTTCAGCGGTGAGTTCTTTCACCAGATGAGCGTATAGGGTGCGGCGTTCCCGCTTGCGCTGATTCTCGGCGTTGCGCAGCAGGATCTCCTGCTGCTGGCGGATCAGCTCGCCGGCGGAGATGGGAGCATCCGGCACACCCTCATGTAGGGGCATTTCCTTGGCGAACTTGGCCTTCTGATCAGCCAGCTGGCCGACGGCATGGCGCTGGTTGTAGGTGTCACGCTCCCGGGCTTCCAGGTCCCGCAGCTGCTCGCCCACGCCGATGATCTGCAGGAGTGTCTCGGCCTTCTCCTTGTCGGTGGCTTCCAGGAATCGGGGCAGATCGATGGCGAAGGTGTTCACGAACTCATTCAGCAGCGCTTGGCCGTAGCGGCGGCCCTGGGGGTCGGTCACGGTGAGGGCGCTGTTCTTGCCCTTGCGCTCCACCACCAGACCGTTGGAAAGCTTTACGTTGATCTGCGGGGGCAGCACAGACTCATCCCGCTGCGGGTTGGAGGGGCGGTACTTATCGCCACCCAGGGCCCAGGCAATGGAGTCAAGTACGCTGGTCTTGCCCTGGCCGTTGCGCCCGCCCAGAATGGTCAGTCCGTTGGGGGTGGGGGTGAGCGCCACAGCCTTCACTCGCTTCACGTTTTCCAGCTGCAGGCTGGCAATCTTGATGGGGTCACTCATTTAGCATCCTTCCTTTCAGGTTCCGGCCAGCTTTGGCCTTCTTCCACAGAAGCACCTCGGTAGCTGCATCCTCTGATACGGGGCAGGGCGTGGACGGTCACGCTGTCCAGCACCTTGCGCAGGGGGCACTTGTGGGCTTCTGCTTCGGACTTTTCGCACAGGTAGCACTCAGCCCGCAGGGCGTAGTCGGTCAGGGTCTGCATGTCCTTCAGCAGGATCAGGAAGTATTCCGGCTCCGAGGCCACCGACCGCGTGCCCACGGTGATCTCAGACCATTGCAGCTGCTTCACCAGCGACTTGCGCTGCTCGCTGGGCACGGTGAGGCACAGGTGCGCCAGCAGGTCCTCGCTGAGCCGGGTCAGGGCCTCCAGTTCCTTGCGAAGGGGCGGCACAGCGTCGATGCGTTTGTCCAGGGAGGCCATGGTCCTGCCGTCCGTCAGCAGCTGTACCATTCCGGCCAGGGTCTTCAGCGCCAGGTTCTCTGCTGGCCGCACGCGCCAGGTGTCAATCTTCATGGGACGTTTCCTCCACAGATGCGGAAAGAATCTCCAGCGCGTCCTGCAGCTCCTGCATGAAGATGCGCAGCTCGGGCAGGGTGGAGGCGTTTTTGCCGTCGGTCTGGATATCGGGGGCGTCAATGACCACCAGATTGTTCTCGGTCAGGGTGAAACGGGCGAGGCCGCCGGATACCTGGGTGATGTGGACAGAGCGGTGCATCCTGGGTTCCTCCTTCTTCATGGCCGGCAGATCGGTGAGCTGCCCGGCGTACTTCTTCTTGGCGTTGTTCCAGCCGGCGGTGGACTTGTACCCGGCCAGCAGCGCAGCGGTGGCTTCATCGTGCCCGCCGTTGATATACCGTTGACAGGTCTGGGCGCGCTGGATGGCCTCCTGCTGCATCTGCACCTGCCAGTCAGGCAGCTTGCGGGTGGTGGCCTGTTCCTTCATCAAGTCGATGAACCGCAGCCCAAAGGCACAGGGCCGGGCGCACTGCGTGTGGCAGAACTCCGGATTGCCGCCACAGCGTTCGCACAGGCCCTCCCGGATCTTCTCCAGGGGCAGCGTGGCGACGCCAGCAGCCAGATCAAGTCCAACGGTGGCGATGGGGGATTCCGTCTGTTTTGTCATTGCGTTTTACCTCTTTCTGTGGTATGATCGAGGCGAATTGTTGCCAAACGATTCGCCCTT